GGCATGGACTGGGGCTATTCACACCCGAGCGCGGCGGTCTGGGGCTGTTGGGCACCGGAGGGGCGGTTGTACATCTACCGCGACATGCAGCTTTCGCATACCGGCTCAATGGAGGTAGGCGCGGCCGTTGCGAAACACTCCCTAGCCGATCTGAGGGGTCTCGATAGCGCCCACTTGACCATGTTTCTCAGCCACGACGCTTTCTGGCGGCGTGATGAGCAGAACTCCATCGCCGAGCAGGTGAAGGCGGGCATCGACGAGATCCTGGGCCGCGAGGCTTGTTTCGTGCTGCATCCCAATGAGGACGAAGAGACGCTTCCGACCATTGAGGCTTGGGCGGCCGTGAGGCGGCGGCAAAAAGAACTCAGCCATCGCACTAACATCACGATCTTGCGGGCCTCGAATGATCGTATCGCTGGTTGGAACCATATCCGTAACCTTCTCCGCTGGACGAGGCTGGGGCCGGAAAACGCCGAGATCGACGAACTCTACGCCAAGCGGTTGCGGACGACCGAGGGTTCGCTGGCCGAGTTGGAATACCGCAAATCGGTTGAGGCTCAGCGTGATGAAATCCTTCCAAAGTTGCGGTTTTTTGCGAACTGCCAAGCCACGGTGGATTCACTCAAGGAGCTCATTCATGATTCCGAGGGTCGCCCCGAGGACGTGCTTAAAGTAGACGGTGACGATTTGGCGGATGCGTTGCGCTATCTGGTGATCGACTTCAAGTTCCGCTCAGCTGATGCGCCGCGTCCAGTGGCGATCCAGCAGCGAGTCGATGAAGTGGTCAGTAAATATCCCGGCCTCAGCGACCACGGCAAATACATGGTGTTTGAACACGCAGTGATGGAATTCGACAAACGACATCGACGCCCGCTGGGCTATACATTCCGCCGGGCCTCGGGGCGACATGCCCGGATTGCGCGGGCCGGGGGCGTCAGATGAGGCGCCTATTGCGGCTTTTCCGCGACTACCGCGAACTCGAAGAGCGATGTGCGCAGTTCCACTCTGAGCGCGACTACTGGAAAGCGGAAACCGAGCGGTCCAGAACGGAAGTCGCCGGCGCACGCCAGGAGGCGAAAACATCTCGTGATGCGCTTGTTAACGCCCTGAAGCGGATCGCTGACACAGAATCGCGTCGTTACACAGGCCGGTACATCTTCCGCAAGGCCGATGGCGAAGTTCCAGTGCAAGACGGCGAGAGCAAGCCCTCAAGTTACTCTCAAACCGGCCGGGTCCGAGCGCGCCTGGCGGTACAGGAAGCCGAGGGGCGGTTTCAGCAGTCGATAGCAGACAAGTTCAGGAAGGCCAGCCATGCCGATTGACGCCGCCAAGCTGAAGGCCGAACTGAAGACGCTCATCGAGCGCCACATTGATCCCGAGGTCAACTTCGAGAAACAGCGCCAATTCCTGCGACTCGACAAGGCGGACAAATACTACCGCGGCATTCAGTACATCGCGCCGGCCGAAATGCCGGACGGTAGTTGGCAGTTCACCTCCGTTGGCGCACCCGTCACCCCGGCTGAAGGCACCGGCGCGGGCTATGGCCGTTACGACTACAACATCAACATCATTAAGACCTACGGTCGGCGCTTCATCGCGGTTCTCGGCCAGCGGCCGTTCTACCACATCAAGGCGGTGCCGGACGATCCTCAGAGCGAGACGGACCGCAAGGCGGCCCGCCAGGCCGAGATCGCCAAGCTCTGGCTGCATAGTAGCTGGGATGCCGAAGTCAAGAATCTGGAGATAGCGCACAAGGAATACAAGGCTGGAACGGTCTGGATCTACAACGGCTTTCTCACCGACGCCGAGCAGTTTGGCGTGACCGAAGAGCCGATCATCGAGGAGCGCGAAATCGAAGTCATGCCGGCGCATTATGAGTGCTTCGCCTGCGGAGCGGAATTCGCCGAGCCGGGTACCGACGCTTTCGGCGCTTCGGTTTGCCCGTCCTGTGGCACGGCGGTTGATGCCAATTCAATGTTGCCGGCCCAAACGGTTGGCGTGCCGGAGGAGGTCGGGACGGAAGAGTACCCCAACGGCGGCGTGAGCTTCATCCCTTGTGACGGGTTCACGGTCACCGTTCCGTTTTACTCGAAGGATGTCAAAAAGCTGCCGTACCTGATTTGGGAATACGAGGAGAACAAGGCCACCCTGCTGAATCTTTATCCGGAACTCCGAAAGTTGATCGACGAGAAGAACAACTTCACGAGCGACGAGGAGATTTCAGAAGCCCAAACCTCCGCCGTCAACACGCGCTCGGCGGCGGAAAGCTTGGTGGGGACCCCGCGCACAAGCACCGAAAACCGTTGGCGGCACAGCTTCTACTGGTTAAACAAAGACAATTACGCGCTCATCCCCGATAAGGAGATACGCGCTCAGCTTGAAGAAGACTACCCAGCGGGCCTCAAGTTGGTTTTGGTTGATGGCCGGCTGCTGGAGGAGCGGATGGAGAACGAGGCCGCCCATGAGGTCTGGACGGCCTGCCAGCCCGAGACGAGCGACTTTCTGTACTGTGATCCGTTCTGTTACGGGTTTCTCGGTCAGCAGGACGCCACCAACGATTTCTGGAATCTCGCCATTGAAACCCTTGAACGCGGGATGCCGACGCACATTGTTGATGCGGGACTGCTGGACGTGGACCGGCTCAACGAGAAGCCGTTTCTGCCGCAAGAGATCATTGAAACCATCGGGGAGGTGGGGGCCTCCCTCGATAGTCGCGTCAAGACCCTTCCATCGGCGAGATTCCCGGATCAACTGATGCCGCTGGTGGCCGCGCTGGAGAGTTCCGTTCAGGATCAGAGCGGTTTACAGCCGCGGGTGTGGGGTGGCTCCACGGGAACATCGACCCGCATGACCGCCGAGCAAGCCCGCCTGGATCTCAATCAGGCGTTGATGCAACTCGGCACGCCGGGGGTCTTCATGACCAGGGCGTGGACCGGGGCTACCACGAACGCCGTAAAGCAACTGGAGAAGTATTCGGCGCGGAATATGGTCGTGCCCATCGGCAAGGGCGGCGATGCAGCTTCGGCGATGCTCGACTTCGATGCGCTACGCGAGGGCAACTGGCACTTCGAGGGGCATCCCGGCATTCCCCAAACGTTTGCCGAGCGGCGTGATGCCATGCAGGAACTCGTTCACCAGGCACCGGAATTGGCTGCGCGGCTCGGTATCGACCAGCCCAGCAATATCGGGGCGCTCAAAGACTATCTGGGCTTGCCGGATCTCAAGGTTCCCGGTGAAGACCTGCGCCAGAAAACGCTGGAAACCATTCAGGAATTGCTCCAAGGCGAGGCGGTTCAGGAGATCTCGCCCGATGGAGTACCGATCTGGATACCCAGTATCCCGCCCGAGGAATTCGTTGATGATCCGATGATTGTGGCGCAGCTTGTGCGCGAATGGCTGGTGGGCGCTCAGGGGCGCAAGGCACGCACGGATAACCCTACCGGCTATCAGAACGTGAAAGCGTTCGGCATGGCCCAGGAAAGGCTCATCCCGCCGCCGCCCGGAGAGATGCCGCCCGAGGCCGCGCCGCCGGAAGCCGCCGTAGAAGAGGCTGGGGCGCCGCCCGAGGCGCTTACCCCGCAGCACGTCATGAGTCCCGAGACTATCACCGAAGCGCCCTCGCCTGCAATGTAGCAATAGTCGCACAATTCGTTTCCCCAAGCCTGCCGTTCACCGCGGCGGGCTTTTTATTTGGGAATCCAGATCCAGACAGGGGCAATAAGCCAATAGGGGGTTAGGAAAACTAACATGGCAGAACCAATCGAACTTAGCGAACCCAGCGCCAATCCCGAAATAGATACGGCGATTGACAACCTTTACGCCGACGCCGACGCCACCGCCAAGGCCGAGGAAGCGGAGAGCGGAAAGACGCCCGAGGCCGCGGAGGAAACAGCGCCCGAAGAAACTGTAACGGTAGAGGGTGCCGACGAAGCCTCCGCCGAGGTGCCGCCCGAAGAAGACGGTGAGGAACCGGCTGGTGATGAGGCCGCTGGGGAAAAGCCGGCGGAGGAAGCCAAGCTGGACTTGGATCAGTTTGAAGATCCTGAAGCGGAAATCAAGCCGGACAAGGTATCGGACGACGGAAAGACTTTGTTCTTCCGACGCGAGAAGGCCCACCGTCTCATGGAAGCCAATCAGAACATGAAGGCCATCCGCGAGGCCGTGCCCAACGCGACCGTGGAGACGATCACGGAGCACTACAAGACCCAAGTGGTCTTCAACGAAATGGTCGATGACGTGAACTCCGGCGAACCGGAGCGCATCGGCAAGTTCCTGGATTTCTGGTACAGCCCGAAGGCTGCGCCTGAAGCCGTAATGGCGACGGTGGCGGCACTCCCGGAGCATCTGGCAAGGACCAATCCGCAAGCGCTCGGGTTAATCGAGCAGCAAACGTATCACGCCCTTGTGCAGAGGCTCTATCGGGAGGCCAAGAAGTCCGGTGACGATCAAGAACTAGCCTTGGCCCAACGCCTCCAGCAGAAACTTGAGGGGCGCTTTGTTAACCAGGAAGATCTGGCGAAGCAGGGCGAGAGCCTCGATGAACGGCGGGCACTTGAGAACGAGCGCCGCCAGTTCAACCAAGACAAAAACAGAGAGGCGTACCGCAGAATGAACGAATGGCTCGGGGAAACCGACAAGGTCGTCACTTCTGCGGTTGATGGGGCAATTGACGAGGCGCTGGCCCCGGTGATGGAGCACCTCAAGGACACACCGCAGTTGAACTGGATCAGACGGGATCTGCGGGACAAGGTGGATGAAGCCGCGTCCTCTCACACCGACTGGACACGCCAGTTCAACAATCACCGCAACCAAGCAGCAAGGAATCCATCGGAGCAAACGAGACGAGATCTTGCAGCCATGAAAAAGCAGTTCGCCGTTAGCGTTATTCGGAAGCATCTCAAGCCGGTAATCGAAGCGGCTACGGGAACTGTTTTGAGCCGATCCGCCAAGGCTCACGAAAAGCAAAAGGCGGCACAGGGGAAACGAGCCGCATCACCCAGCGGCCAGCCAACGCAACGCGGCGTCGATCTTGCCGCGGCCGTCAAATCCGGCAAGATCAAGACGCAGGAGGATGCCTGGAAGGCAGTTGGGTTCTGAAGCCGTTGATCTCCGCCAAATCTCAGTAAGGAGAAACCATCATGGCTCAAGCAATAGCTGACATCCTCTATCAGAACTCCGAGGTGGTTCGCAAGGCTATGCCGACCTTGTTCGAGTTGGAATCCTACCCCTCGCAGATGATTAAGAAGTCAGTAGAGGCGCACCGTATTTCGCGGACGCCTAACAGTGCCGATTTCCGGGCGCCGCTGGAATATGCGCCCGCAGGTCGGTTCGGCACCTTCGACCGCGCCGGCGGCTCACTGGGCACCGGCTCCGGTTACAAAACGCAGCAACTAGTCCAGACCTGCTTCCCCCTGAAGTTGGGCATCGAGTTGAATCTCGATGTGCGCTGGGCGACCGAAGCCCCGAACCTGACGGTGGTTAACGCCTTCAAGCACAACATGAAACGCGCCATCCCCACTTTCCAGCGGTATGAAGACGCTGGGTGGCACAACATCGTCAGCGGCAATCAGGGCCTCATCGCGCAGTCCACTTCCTACGCATCCGATGTGTACACGATGGACCCGGAGCACGGGGCTGATCTGGTTCAGATGAATCAGTCGGTCGAGATCTATGACAGCGCACTGACCGGCCACCGGACCACAGGCGTGACGCCCGACAGCCTGCCCTACGTGTTGAATGTTGACAAGGCGAACAAGACTGTCAAGCTGAGCAGCCTCAGCGGGCTGTCCCCGGCGGCGGGAGATTACTTGGCATTCGAGGGGGCCGGCGCAACGCCGGCCTGGATGAATGGCTTGTACTACTTCCACAGCACCGCCACTTCCGGCAACCTTTTGGGTCTGTCCCGCACCACGGTGAGCGAGATCAATTCGAACTTCGTGGACGGTAGCGCGGGGCTGAGCCCCGAGATCGGCTTCCAGCTCTACGCCAAGATCAAGCAGCGCCGCGGCAAGGTGGCGACGCTTCAGGGGCTGGTCCATACCGCGCAAGCGGCCACGATGTATAAGTCGGCCATTGCCATCTCGGAATGGCAGCGCGGCGGGAACGACAAGATGATCGACTTGTTCCCGAAGCTCTCCGACACGATCACCTGGTGCGGCGTTCCCCATCGCATCGACATCCATCAGTCGCGCAAGCGCATTGACTGGATCAACACGAAGCAGTGGGGCCGCGTCTGGGAACATGAACTGGACTGGTATGAAGACCTCTCCGGTCGCCGGTTCTTCCCGAAGCGCACCAGCGATGTCATTTCAGCGGCGGACTCGATGTATCTGGTCTGCTCGCACAACTTCTACTGCGTAGACCCCGGCGGGGAAGGCTTCATCTACGACCTTCCGATTCCGACCGGCTTCTAGCCGCAGTAACACGACCGGATTAGCGGGGCCTGCCGCCAATGACGGCAGGCCCCTTTTCTATGGACGACAAGAAACTCAAGCCCCTGAACCGTATCTTCGGCGACCGGCTCGGCTGGGCACCGCCTGAGTACGATCTCCACGGCGCACCGCAATCACTCTTCAAGTGGCAGTGGGGACCGACCGTCATGTTCCCCGTGAAAGCGGGAGAACGGGAACAACGCACGCCAGCCGGGATTTACTACCAGGAACCCCGCTACGAAGACATCCGGCTTTCCGAGGCCCATCAGTGGGTGCTGGTCGCTTGGCGAAACCCCGGTTCGCCGGGGAAATGGCGCGAGGAATTCGGTACATCGTTGCCCTACCCGGAGAAAGGGCGCTACTTGCCTACCGGGGAATGGCTGAAGGAGGGCATCGAGCCGGACGAGGAAATCACGCACTACATGGCGGCGAAGATCATCAACCACCGCCGGAAGACGCTACGCGAGTTGAACTCTGAAATCGTTGCCCGTGAAGAGCGCAGAGAACGGGCTAATCAAAATATCGTTGACGACGTTGTTGACGATGCTTTCACCGCCTTCAATAACCTTCCAGGTTGTCGCGGCGGATCAGTCAGCTTTGGAGGTATCTGAGCGAAATGCCAGTAACTATCGCATCCCTATTTTGGGAGGAACGTAAGGCAACCAGAGCCTACCGCAGCGCGCATCGCGGGGGCTTCATGACCCACTATTTACTACCAGCCGCGAAGGATGGCGTGCCCGGCCTGCTTCCAGTTGAGGCCGGTTATCAGCGCGAGTACCTGGGCTTTGGCAGTCACCGCCCCACTTTGGTGCTGGGCAAAGAGGAAAGCGCCCGGCCAGAGGAGGATTCGGCCAGAGAGATCGCTGATGACCTGCTGAACGAATGGTCGCATCCGGCCATTGGCATGGGGACCGGTCTGGGTCCGGGGATCTTTATCTGTGCGGGCGTGACCCCTACGGACGAAGAGATCCAGCCGCAACTTGAAAAACAGATCGCCTGGGCGCAGTACATCGTGGACAAAGCCGACGAGCTTTGGATCACCGGAAAGCGCGATGAAGTGAAAGAGGGTCACCGCAAAGCGGCCCTTTGGTTGGGCCGCGACAGGGAATGGGCGCAGGTGGGCCGCACGCAGCTTCTCACCAAGGCATGTCCCTACTGCGGGACGACCATCTCGGGCGCCGCTCCGGTTTGCCCTACCTGTCATCGCGTGCATGATCCCAATCTCATGAAGGAAGTCGAGCAACGGCTTGGCGAGATCAAGGCGAGGATCAAGGAAGTTGAGGCGGTTGCTCCAGCGGCACAAAGCAAGCCCGCTGAGCCGCAAGCGCATGATCCCAAGCTCGTTCAGCCGCCGAAGGTCTACGAGACCTTCAGCGAAGAAATGAAAGATCGGCGCAAAACGCTCGTGAAGAAATCATGAAGCCCACGGTCCAGGATGTTTTCGGGATGGCTGCTTCCATCCTGGGTGATCCGAGCCAGCAGATCTTCGACGATACGGTGCTGCCGCATCCGTTCGGCACGGCCTTTCGGGATCTCTATCGGCTCATGCAGAAGTTGAACCTACAGAGGGCCCAGCGCGAGGTCTACTATACGCTGCCGGCGTACACGAACATCCTTGTGCCATCCCAGGCCGCCATCAATGACATGGGCGATCCGGTGAAGCTGTGGGAGCGCGGCACGCTGAGTTCAGCTTCGGTGAGCGGGGTGAGCGACACCACGCCCATTGTCGTGACGGTTGGTGCCGGGCATCCCTTCGCTACCAACGATGAAGTCGTTATCGACGGAGTGCTTGGTCCTACTGGGAGGGTGAATGGGAAGTGGTTCGTCACGGTCGGCGGGAATAATCTCACCCTCAATGGTTCAATCGCCGCAGGAACCTATTCACCCGGCGGAACCGCCACTAAATCCAGTGAGGATTTCAGCGAGATGGCTTCGCGGGCGGAGTTGCCGCAAACCGATCCTACCGGGCAGTTGAACTACTGGAAGTGGGAAGAGGACGTACTGTGGTTTCGACCGTCCATTGAAGCACGGCAATTGCTCATCGAGTACGAATCAAGCGGCGACGCGCCGACAAGCGGCGTGATCGGCATAGATGATTCCCTGGACTACCTCGCCTATCGAACCGCAGGCTTGGCCGGCCCCATGCGGGGCCGCACCGAACGCGGCAATCAGGCGACGGTGATCGCAGTGGGCCCTTCGGGTCGGGCCAATGGTCGGGCCGGCCTGCTTCATGACCTGATCGCCCCGATGCTTCAGGAGAAACAAAAGCGGGCCAAGCGCCCATTGCCGTTCCGACCGCGCCGCAATCCGGTTTAGTTAGTCAGTCGGTTCATAGCAGTAACGCCCGCAAGGGCAGAAAACCGAAAGTAAAAGGAGAAAAGCTATGGGAGCCAAATTCAAAGATCTGCAAGCAGCCGTGCGAGCGCCGTGGCTGAAGCGGTTTGGAATCCTAACCAACGTCGATGACCTCGACCGGGCCAGAACGAACGATCACTCTGAACTCTGGCGTAATGCCGGAGATACGGCTGATGTGGAGGCCCTCCGCGTGGACGATCAGGATATGGTCCAACTCGCGCGGGAAGTCATTCACCCGATGCGCGTTACCAAGGAGTTTCACCTTGCCACCAACGGCAGCATCGCCGATCAGGTATTTTTCATCGCCGATCAAGCCTACAAGGTTGAGGCGATTGAGGAAATCCATGCCACCGCCGGCGATCATGCCAGTGCGGTAACCGCAGTCGTCAGGAAGTGCGCCGATGGCGTCACCATCGTTAACGGCACGAACCTGATGGCATCCACTTCGACCTTCGACCTCAAGGGCACAGCTAACACAAAGCAAGCCGCCACGCTTTCATCCAGCTATGAGAATGACGGCACAAGCGTACTGGAGTTGGCTGAGAACGACCGTATCGCCATCGACATCACGGGGACGGTGACGACCCTTGCTGGTTTGGTTGTCACGCTGGTGCTGTCACCCGCGTCCAGAAGTGAAACCGCCGTATTCAACCTGAATGCGAATGGTGATCTGATTGACGCCGAAGCCTTCTTTATTGCGAACCGGGCAATGATCGTGAACGGGGTCAAGTACGCGCACAGTGTTGCGGGAACCCACGCCAGCGCAGTCACCCTTCAGGTCGTCAAGGACACCGGAACCGATGCGCCGGGCGCGGGGACAGACCTGCTTACCAACAACTCGGATGCGGGTTTCGACTGCAAGGGGACCATCAACACTGTCCAGGAAGGTGCGCTGGCCACTGCTGCCGCGACGTTGCGGCTGGCCGCCGGTGATCGGCTGTCACTGGACTTCGCGGGCACGCTGACCGCCCTAGCGGGTGTGGTTGTGGTGGTTGAGTTTGAGCCGCTGTACGACCGCAAGGAGATCTCCTACAACCTCGCCAAGCACGCCAACTTGGTGGACGAAGCGTTTTTCATCGCTGACCGGCCCTATGAAGTGATCGCCGTCAGTCAGGTTCATGCTACCGCCGGCGATGACAGCAGCGCGGTCAGCCTGCAAGCCACCATCGACAAGGCCACCGATGCTCCAGGCGCGGGAACCGACCTGCTGAGCAACAATGCCAACGCTGGATTCAACCTCAAGGGGACCGCAAACACCGTTCAAGTCGGTACGTTCAAGGACACCCGTGAGAACTTCCTGTTGGCCGGTGACCGGCTGTCGCTGGATTATGCGGGAACCCTTGACACGCTGGCCGGGGTGGTCGTCACAGCATCGCTGAAGCCCGTTTAGGGAGACGCGATGATCGACGGAAACTGGAGCAAAAGCAAGGTTACAGCCTTCAGCGGGGCACGCACCCTTGGTGACCCCACGGGTGTGTCCCCGCCATTTGCTCTCCAGGCGGCCAATGCCGAATTCGATGCCGATGACGTAGTGACTCGCACCGGCTTCGGCGTGGCCCACGATCCAGACCAGGCAATGACGGCCATGACCAATTGGCTATCATCCCTGGGCGTTTACCTTGTCTGGTTCACTCCGGGAACGGGGGTGCGGCTCATTGACATTGCATCCCCGTCCCCGGCTACCGTCCATTCGACCGCCGGCGGCGCGGCCGCCGCCTTTGCGGATGCCGGCGCAAGGCTCTACACGGCGATCTTCGGCACAGACGGCTTGGGCGCGACTCAGGCTGTTGTGCTGAATTATCAAAGCTCCGCCTTCCATGCGGACAAACTCTTTCCCGCCCCGCTCACCTACACCCCATCGGCACCCACTGAACCAGCGGCGGGCCGTGTGACCGCAGGCGCGCATTACCTCGGCTACGCCATCGAATACCGCCATACGGGACCGCTTCGGCTGTGTCCCGATAGTGGGGTCGGCTCACCTTCTCGGACGACGTTCCAGCGTGTCACGTTCACCGCTGCTGGTGCCAAGAACGCCAAGTGGACGCTGAACACCACTTGGCCCGCTGATGCGGTGCGTGTGCATGTCGCCATGACGCCGGTGAGCAACCCCAATCTCTACATCTTCGTACCGGGTGCTTATGCTGACGTGACCGGCGGGGCTGGTGAAAGCCACGATATCACCTTCGATATCTCCGATGATGAACTGCTCGAGCTTCAGGGGTACAACGATGCCACCGAGCACCAGCTTTACATGGCGCAGACGGCGGGGGGGACGGGTCCCTTCAATCCGTCGAGCATGTTCGCGCACGGCGACCGCATGGTGTACATCACCACTATTGACGACCTCGCGGGGAACTCCTACGGGGCGGCGTTCGTCAGCAACCGGAACGCTTTCCAGCGGCTCACTCTTGAGAACCATCTGATTCAGTTGCCGGGGCAACTGAATATCACCACGGGGATGTCGTTGCAGGGCGGGCTGTACTTGCTTAACGACAATCAAACCTTCGTGACCGCTGACAATGGGGCGGACCCGGTCCAGTGGCCGACGCCGCGGCTGATTGACGGTCGGCGTGGGACCAAAGCTCCGCGGGGCGTAACGGTGGCGCCGTCGAAGAATTACGGCTGGGTGGCCGATGAAGCGGGCTTATTTTGCTTTGTCGGGGGTGCTTACTCCGATCTTCCCATCAGCTACTACCAAGAATCCTGGTGGAAGCGAATCAATTGGGCCTACGCATATCAGGTGCAGGTGGTTGACGATGCTCCAAACCACCGTGTTTGCGTGCTGGTTCCCCTGGACAGCGCCACCACGCCGAGTCACCTTCTGACTTGGGATTACTCGGTCGGCAAGACCGCTCAGAAAGCGAAATTCTCGGCGTGGTATTTCGCCGGCTACGACCCCGGCGCGATTGCGGTGGTTCAGAACGACCTCAGCGGTGCGGCGGTGTCCTCGGCGGGCAAGAAGGAATTGTGGCTTGGACCTTCAGACACCGATGCCATCCTTCGCAAGATGCAGACCGATGAAACCAACCCGTATCGGGATAATGCGAACGAGATCATCGACTTCACCTACGAAACCGCGCTGCTTCCCGAAAGACGGGGCAAGCGCACTCAGGTTCTCGCGCATCACGGTGCTCTGTGGCGGATCACCGGCAGTGGTTCGCTGGCGATGACCATTCAGAATCAAGACGCCACGGAAACCGCCACCATCGAGGGCGAAACCCTGAGTGCTTCGCCAGGCAAGGAGATATGGAAGCCGACGTACCTGCTCGGCGAACAGGCGAACTATCTGCTGGAGTTGGGCAGCCTGGATGAGTGGGTGCGAATCTCGGCCATGTCGCACTACTGGGAGCACTTCTCGGAACAAAGATAATGTCCGTCCGAATCAGCAACGCTTTCCAGCAGTTCCGCAACCGGAAACAGCCCACGCTGGACGTGACCCCGCAGGCTACCGCCATCATGCAGCGAGATCCGCTCCTGGCCTCCTCGCTGATGCAACTTCAGGATGGCTTTAATAGCTTAGCGTCGGACTTCCGTAACCTGGACATTGAGGTGTTCGACAGGATTGTGGTCACCGGTGAGGGCGGCAAGCCGGTGGCTTGGTTCGGGAGCAATCCGCCCTTCGGCGGCGGCTGGATGCAGGAGTGCTACATTGGCGGCGATGACCCCACAAACGCGCGCATCACCGCCGACGTGTATGGTAACGTGCTCATCGACGGTGATGTGCTCATCCTGGGCACGGTAACCGCTCGGGCGTTCGACGTTCTCATCCCGTTTCCTGTGGATTTGACGCTGGCCGACAACGACCCCAGTGCGGGCCGGATCTCCTGGACAGTTTGCAATGTGTATTACAGCGGGACGGAATACAGCATCACAGCGGGCGATACCGACAAGCAGTTCGTCTATTGGGATTCCGGCAACTCCACGTTCACTGCTGCGGATTCGTTCACGCCGCAGCGAGGGCGTTACCTGATCGCCACCAACAACAGCGGGACGGCCGATGAAGCCTGGAACAAGCTCGGCAATAGGGAAGTTCAGGGTGACAACATTGAGCTTGAGGCTATTGCGACTGAACATTTGAACGCGACAGAGATCAAGGTCGGGGGCGGGGGTGGTAAGCCCGGCAAACTGGGAATCTATAACTCCTCTGATGATGAGATCGGTTTTTTCGGCGTATATGGTGCCAAGGAAGGCGGTTGGCTTAAAACTTTTGGTTTCGGCGGGGCCAACAAAGAGAACCCGATTATTGAGGGTGATGCTTCAGGCAATGTAACCATTGACGGAGCAACGGTGAGCTTCACGGTTGGTGGGCACACGTTGTTCTTGGGTGAATCCGGCGGGGGCATTGCCGATGTAATGGTTTACGACGACAGTGTTGGTTACTACACACACATGGACTCAAGCACCGTTGAACTCCGGGGCAAGACTGTTGACGGGAACCCATCACTCGGCTATCTATCCAATTACGATGGTGGCAATTATGAGGCCGCTAGTCTGATGCTGACCAACAAGGACGGCGACGCGGAGGTTGTGCTTGGCGGGAAAGATGGCGATATATCTATTACCTGCAACCGCGCCGATGACAAGGCCATCCAGCTAAAGGGGGACGCGACTCTCTCATTCGACGATGACTCCAGTGGTGCGGGCTTGGCAGGTTCTGCGGGGGCTTCAGCAGGTTACCTGATTGTGAAGCACCGGGGCACGACCTACAAGCTACAAGCACTTGCCAATGCTTAATCTCGTTGTCAGGTCTTCGATAATGGCGCTTGTTTTTACATTTAGCCTCCTTAGCCAGAGTATTCCAGACAAGAAGCAGGATAAGCGTCTCTACTGGGTATCTGTCGCGGCGATGGCGGCAGGAGCCGCCGCAGACAGTGCAACGTCCTGGCGGCAATACGAACTCAACCCCATGCTGCGTGGCAAAGATGGGCGGCTCGGCAAGAAAGGTGTGAGCATCAAAGCTGCAATCGCCGGGGGAACCGTAGTAGCTCAGTGGCTCTGCGGCAAGCGTTCACGCAAGCTGTTTACCAAGGTGAACTTTGCCATTGCGGGATGCTCGAGCGGCCTGGCGCTGCGAACCATCTATCTGAAGAGGGACCCGGCGCGGAAGCGGGGCGGCGAAAGGCCGATCAGCTTGCCATCAAGGCAGGCAACCGCCCGGCCGCCTCAGCCCCAGCCGCAGCGAATGTGGACGGGAAATCACCCCTCGGCGGCTCGGTGGCGGCGCAGGGCGCCCCGGCGGCCAGTGGACGCTTCTACGGCGGCAACACACAATTTGCCGGATTCACGGCACCCACCGAGCAGGAACTTGCCACCTACGGGTACAACCCGGAAACCGCAGCGGGGGTTTACAGCCTGCTCGGTTCGGGAACCAGCCCCTACAACATCCGCGAGTTGGACCCGTGGACGGGCAGTCAGCACTGGGAGTACGGCTTGCCTGGTGGGGCCGAAGCCGGCCAGCCGGATCAGCCAAACCTGTGGCGACAACCATACAGCCCCGAGGGTTACGGCGCTGAGCCGCCGCAGTGGCAAGGGCCGGGACCGCAGCCTACCACCACGCCGAACTTTGATCTTGGTGCCTACGGGGGGCCGGGCGGCGGAGGCGGGCAACCTGGCCAGGGCGCTGGAGCGGGTGCCGGGCAGGGTGCTGGAGCGGGCGCCGGGCAGGGTGGCCCATACGACTTCCCGCGGCGAACCAATCAGGGTGGCTTTGACTTCTGGAACCTTTTCGGCGGGCGACCGCCGGGGATCAGCAGGCCGTAGGAGGACGCTATGACTAGAGAAGAGGCCCGTAGAATCCTTGCAGGTATTGACCAAGGTGATGCTGTTGAGGCTAACCGGGTTTACTACGGCGATCCAACATCAACGGCTGGCGCGGCAGCTCCCGCGCCTCTCAACCCACTAACCGCCGCTCCTGAGGCAGCATCGGCCGGTGGGGACGGGGACATCATGAAGTCACAAGCATTGATCCCCAGGGGAAACCGTGGTTCCCGCTATGACTACACAGACTACGCCCCTACACCCCCGCCGCCCTCAAGCGAAGCGCCGACCTACCCAACCGTTCCTGGTCGCTCAGCGGGACCGCAACTGAACCCCCGTTTGCCGCCGTCCACACCGACGGATTACGCATATCAGGAGCCCCCGCCGCCACCGCCTCCTCCACCGCCGCCTCCGCCTGGCGACCAGAACCCACCGGCTGGCTCCTCTGCCGATGGGAACCCACCGCCTTATGGCGGTCGCAATCCTGGTGGCGACTACGCTACGGGGGTCTTCCCGCCTGCGACAACCTTCACGACCGAAAATCCGCAGACGATGGCCGCGCAGGACCGTCTTGCGGCCAGGTCCTGGCAGCAGGCAATAGATCAAAGCGCCCGCGATACGATGAATCGCTATCAGAACCGCGAGGGCGGGTTCCTGGAGCAGCAATTGTACGGCCCCGGCGGCTACCAGGACATCCTGGCCGGCCGTGGCGGCTACACCCCCGAGCAGCAGGGTAATCTTCTACAGGAGAATCTACTCAATCAGGGCATGGCGAGCGAGGGCCAACTTGAAACTCAGTATTTGACACCAGGTGAGCAGGCTTCAATGGCGGGTTCGCCCTATGCGGCCCGTGACATCTCCGCTGGTCAGCTTCAGGGGCTTCATGGCATGTTGAGTGGTTCCGAGGCCGCTCAGCGGAACGCTGTGGATTACCTTGAAGGCCGGATGGATACCGGAATCAACGCCACGAACTTGGGCATGAGGCCGGATTACTACGGCGAGATCAAGGACATTATCGGAGACACGGCCACTGGCTACGGCGAAATCATCGACCCTCGTTATCTGGGACTCTCCGATGAGTTCACGAATCGCTATCAAGTGAGTGATCGTGATTTGCAGAATATCCGGGACGCAGCCGGCCGGAAGATCGGTCTTCAGACGCAAGCACAGAACGAAGCCCTGATGCGGGGAGCCGCTGACTACGGTAACACGAACCCGATGGCCCTGACGGCCGCCATGAACCGAACCAAACTACTTGGTGACATCGGTAGCGCCGATGCAGCACTTCAGGCTGAGATGGCGGCACGCAATCTGCAACTGGGCACAACGCAAAATCGTGAACAGATGCGGCTGGGCACCGAGCAAGATATTGCGGGGCGCGCAACCGAGGGCCTGCAACACCTTTCCGGCGAAGCGCTGGCGAACGCGCAACTCTACGAGCAAATGCGCCAGGATGCTGAACGTGATCTCTCGAACCGTTTCATCGGAATCGGTTCAGAGGTGGGGCAAGCCAAACTTGCCACCGAGCGCGGTATCGGGGAGGCGCAACAACAACTTGGCCAGTACGGGACGGGCCTCGTTACTGGTCTTACTCAATACGGCGAGAGCGAAGCCGCACGGCGCAATGCCGAACTTGCCGCAAACCGCCAAGATGTGGGCTACCAGAATATCGGTACACGGTGGGGACAGCGCTACCCGGCATCTGAAGCCCTTTCGTCCCGCTATGGCGGCGTCTACGGCCAGCAGAAGGCCGAGGAGCAGGAAGGGCGCGGATTCCTTGGCGGGCAGCAGGCGGCCGCACAGGAAGGCGCTCTGACCAGCCAGCAGCAACGGATTCAGGCGTATCCGGCGTCTGGAGTCAACGAAACCACCCGCACGTCGATCTTCGCCCATCAGTTGCCGAAAAACTGGCAGAAGGTGGCCGGCGCTGCGGCTGGCTTCTTCGGAGGGGGATAACGCCATGCCGATTCTTGACTCAAGCGTTTATGGCCGCCCTGAGAGACCGCCTTGGTACAAGCGGCTCATGGGGGCGACTCTCGACCAACTACAGGGGGTGGAAGCCCCGCCTGATTATTGGCCGCAGGCCGAAGTCCCCTATGTCAATCCAGTTGAATTAGCGCGAAGGCCGGTTGAATCCTTGGGGGGCATTGGCTCGGGTGGTCAGAACCAGGGCCAGCCGATTCAACTGAACCCCCCACCCTCTCAGCAACAAACCCCAGGACCGCAAGAACGGATCTTGCTGGAGAAACTGGAACAGGGGCCGCCGCAGCGTCCCGATTTCCCCCTGTGGAAGCGACTCGTCGCTGGCGGAATCGGTGCGTTCGCGGGGGCCGCCCGCGCTCCCGGCAACGTGGATATCCCGCGCACGGGCATCGGTTTTACGAATCCGGCGCCGCTGTTCGCGCCCGATTATCAAGCGAAGGTGAAGGACTACGAGCAAGGCTTGAAGGTTGCCCAGATGGGCGCGGAGGCGGAGGGGGCGCGTGAAGGGAGGGGCTTGAAGCGCCTGGAAACCGAGGCGTCGATTAAGAGGTCAGAAGCAGCCGCAGCGGCGTCAAGGGCAAGCGAGCAAAGATCCCTCCGGCCAGAGAAGGAGCCAGAGCGCATTGAGGTTGATCCTGAGCGTGCCACCGCTCTCGGCGTCGTGGCCGACGAGCAGGGCCGCTGCTTCATTTCCGTAGGTGCCCTGCCCCAATGGATCGCCAGCCAGCGGCCGGAAACCTTGACCTCAGCCGAACAGGAAATCAAGGTGCTGGCGGATGGCTTTATGGCCCAGGGTCTCTCCGAGGAAGACGCCCACAACAAGGCTTACCAGTTGAAATTGGCTGATTTCAAGGCCGACATCGACCGCAAGAAGGCGGCAGCCGGAGCAAGCGGGGCACTAGCGGCCGAGAGAAGACGTGGGCCCCAAGTAGCGCAACCAAAGCCAGAGTCTTTCCTGGCGGTTCAGGATCAAAAGAGGGCCGCCCTCACCAAGGCCAAAGAAGCTCTCACCGCTGAAATGAATAAGATGTATGAGAATTGGGGCTTTCGCGGCGAACCCGAAACCGACGAGCAGCGACAGCATTTGGCTGAGGTAAAGGCGAGGTATGACGCCAACGTAGCTCAAATCCAGAAGTACTACCGCGAGGCAATAGCCGCACTGGGCGCAGGAGGTGCAGGCGGCATTCCGCCGATAGCGCCGATCCCTGGGGTTGGCGGGGCAGTGATCCCACCGGGAACCGTACAACCGCCCGAGGAACTTCCAGCCGAGGCACGCGCAACGCTGAGCAGGGATAATCACACCAAATTTGCGAACGGGCAAGTCTGGACACTAGACGAAGCCGGGAACCCGAAGCGAGTGCGATAGAACAATGCCGAATCCGTGGAGTGTGGTTGCTGAGGTGCCGAAGGTCCCACCTGGATGGGCTGTTGTCAGTCAGGAGCCGAAACAGCCTCCCCTTGGTATGGCGGTTCCGGGCATGGAGCGGCTCGGCGGGGTTGCCCCAGCAGGCGCACCGCCGATTCCCGTCAAGTTGCCGCCGCCGGAGAAACCGATTGCGCTGAAGCCGGGCGAAGCTGGCATCTCTGCGGCCCGTCCACCGTCTACATGGGAGAAGCTGAAGGGCGTGGTCACTGGCACGCCCAAGACGGGGGAAACCT